GTTGTTGGTGAATGTAACAGTACCTGTATCTGCTGCTGAAGTAACGTTAGTTGCTGTCAGTGCATAGGTAAATGTTGTTGTTGATGGTACAGATGCGATTGTAAATGTACCGTTAAGTGTTGTTGCTGTTGTTGCAGCAACTGTTACAACCTGACCTACGCCAAGACCGTGAGCAACTGCTGTTGTGATTGTTGCAACGTTTGATGTCAAAGCAGTGTTAGTGATTGCAACTGTAGGTGTGATACCTGTAGCCAACTTTAGACCGTTGATAACACGTGGTGTCTCAACGATGAAAGCGCCTTCGATAACTCCTACTGCGCCAGCAACGAACGGTGTACGCTCAACGTACTTTGTTAGTTCCTGGAATCCACCTGTACCAGTTTCAGCACGAAGATCGGCTGACTGACGTGGGTGTAGGTATGCAGCATATAGTTCACCCATACGAGGCAATGCCTTGTTTGTACGTAGTGAAACAACAGCGTTACGGATATCCGATACTGTCATTGTGTCTACTGGTAGAACTGTTGCTGATGATGTTGGAGCAGTTCCTGATGGACCGTTTGAGTAGATCACGTTGGTACCTGCTGCGAGGACCTGTGCTACAACGTTGTCGATAGAGTCTGCTGCGTTGTACGCGATGATGTCAGCAAGTGCTGAATCAACGTCGTTGAATGAAGTTAGGTTTAACTTCTTTGTTGTTGTAACTGCTGAACCGTATTCGTTCAGTGTTACTGTAACCTGTGATGGGTTACCTAGTGCAATGCTTGAAACATCTGAAGTTTCTGTCAATGTAGATGTAGCCTGAGCCAAATCTGAGTAGATTGAGAAAACAACTGATGATCCTGGCATAGCCTGTTGAACTGGCTTAACATCTGCAAGTGAACGCATAACAGGAATGGAACGAAGTGCCATTCTTACATACTGATCGTATGCTGCCTGTACGAGGTTGCTGATGCTAGACGTGGTTGTGGGGGTACCTGATGGGATAGCCATTTATGGTCTAGCCTTTCTGTTTTAGGATCGGATTAGAGTCCAGACAATCTAATGACTTCATCCAGTTCTTCTCTGCTATTTGCATTCATAAGTTTCTGCATAATGTTGTCGTTGTGTTCAGGAGAAACTCCTGTTTCGACAGTATTAGTCATACGCTTATATGCAGCAGCATCGGCTGGATTTACATTAGGTGTTGCCTGGGTTTGGCTAAGTTCAATACCGAATACATCGGCATAGTCTTCTAGCCATTTAGATACAGACTCTTCAGTTGGGTCTATATCCTGTGGGATAAATGCAGCAATTTTGCCGTTTACCCCGCGACTTGCGAGGGTGTCTTTGATTGCTCGTTCACGTTGCGCCTTTGAAAGATTTGTTAGAGCAGATTCTTTTTCGCTCAGTTCTCTTTCTTTTGCTTTTAGTTGTTTACGCAGTTGTTTTACAAGGTCATTACTTGATGAGTCCAAGTCGAAATCATCATCCTCGTAGTCATAGTTGGACATAGGTCCTTCTCCCATTCTTGTTAGATTGACGCAAGCCTCACATTCACCTTGGGGCAGGTGGTGTGGCTCTTGCTACTGGTTTTGTTATCACTCCAATGGACCAGTCATCCCATTGGCAGGCTTAGTTATTTAGAAAGCGCCAGCACGGTCACGTGCTAGGGCACCTAATCCAGACCTACCGCTGAATGCGGAAGTCTCTAGTTCGGTTAGTTTCTTGCGCTGCTTCTGCGCTTCTACTTGACCAGGAAGATTGAAGACTTCCTGCTCTGCAGTTGCCTGTGTGTAAGGCCCCTGATTGTAAATCTGTGATAGTTCTGATGCACGTGGAAGGATCTGTGCTGCAGCCTGGTAACCCTGGTCTGCCTGTTCCTTAGTTACGCCATAGCGCTGTAGATACTCAGCATCTGCAGCATTAGTGGTTAGACCAGAACGTACGGCTGCTCCACCAATTTCTGCTGCTGTTACCTTACGCTTGATATCTTCAATAGCCTTAGATGGATCAAGTGTATAGGCCAAGATATCTCCATTAGAGATTCCTGGGTAGAATGTCTTAAGCGCCTGTGCTACCTCTGGGTTAGCATTCATAACACGCTTCTGTGCTGTTGAGATACGATCTTCAAGTTCTGCAGCAGATACATCGAAGGCAAGTAACTTCTTAAAACCTTCTTGAGTCCCCATTGTATCTTTTGCGTAATAGGATTCTGGTAATCCATAGTTACGCATAATGTTCTGGTACTGATCTTCTAGCCCAATATATTCTGCAGGCGACAAAGCAACAAGGCCTTTGTTGATGCGCTCCTGATTTGCAGCAAAGCGATTTTGATATGCCTTGGTATTGCGTAGCGCAATTGAATACTCAGCAGGTGAGTAACCTTCTGCTACCAACTTTTCTAAATCTGGGACTAGTGCACTCAAACCGTATCTATCAAACTCACTCTTAAGAATTGAGTAGGCGGACACTCGCTCTTTCTTAGCCTCTGCTTCTGCTGCTGCTGCTTGTGCTGCTGCTTGCGCTGCTGCAGTTGCCGCTGCCTTGTCAGCAGCGTTTTTAGTTGCAAGGGCTGCTTCTTTAGTTGCAAGGGTCCCTTTAAGAGTTGCCTCGTAAATGGCCCTGCTATCAGCACTGGTAAATGGTGTGCCGTCTGATGCATAAAAAGTTACTGGTGTATCAGCCATTTGTTAACCTATCATTCCGAAGTCTTGGAGAACGCTTTGCGTAATGCCTGAGACTTCTTGACGAGCATTGTTAGTATATTGCCAACGTGGGTCTTTGCGTAGAGAACGCTCCCAATCGTAGATGGTCATTTCTTTATCAGGACCAATAGCAGAGCGCAATACCTTGTCGTCTAACCCAATAGTTTGTGGGTTGATCTCAAGCACCGAAGCCATAATGTTCTTGTATGGTGAATAGATTGCCTCTAAGTCAACACCAAGATCTAGCAATGCGCCGACCTTTTCAGGTAGACCCAACTTTGCTGTCTGGCGAATGATGTTCTTGAAAGTATTTGGATCTTCGCCTTGAAGAATCTTTGCAAGCCAGGTTTGTGCCTGACTTCCAAACTGCTTATCAAAGTCAATACCGTTAGCAGCAGCAGTTGCCTTGAGTTCTCCAAGCGCACCACCTGCTGCACCACCAATTATCTTGCCTGGTGTGTAAGTAAACTTGGCACGGATTAACTTATCTACTAGAGACGAGGATCCACCGATTCCCATACTCAAAGCATTGTTTGTGATGTCATCAAGGTCTTCTTCTGCAAGAGTGACACCCAAAGCAAGGGCACGATCTGAGATAGACTGACGTAGATCCTTTGTACCACCTTGTGCTGGAGTTCCCTCAAAGCGCTTGTCTGTACGTAACTTGGCAGTGAAGTCAGTAAAGGTCATTCCACCCTTGTCGGTGAAAACACCTTGCAATAGTGGGTCAGTAAGTTTAATCGTATTAGGATCAATGTTAAATGTCTGGGCTATTAGATTGATATAGTTGCCGTACACGCCATCTAAGTCGTATCCACTACGAAGCAGATCTTGTACGTACTTAGGCTGGTTCTTACCAGCATCATCACGAATGATATTCTTGAAGTCGTTGATAGACTTGCCTGCAGCAATTTGCTGTAGCCATCCATCAATCTGACCTGCATACTTCGTCTCTAGGTCAAATCCATTGGCTGTTGCAGCCTGACGTAACTGCTGTAGGGCAGCACCAGTTGCGCCCTTAAGAGCACCTTGTGACGAGATAAAGGTATTGATCTTCTTGGAGATACGACTTTCATTGTTCTCAAAAGCCAAACCATAAAGTTCAGTTGCTGCTGCAAGAATGTCATCATCGCTCATTGCAGCGCCGCTTTGATCTGCTGCTAGTTTGATAGCATCGATTGTGTCCTGTAGACCACGACCATACTCATCTTCTTGATTAAGTTTGGCTAACTTCTTTTGGTAGTCTGGATCTTTAGGATCCAACTTAGCCTTAAGTCTTTCGTATTGACGCTTTTCAAATTGACGCTGACGTACAGTTCCCGCCTGTGAACCCCACCAGTCGGTGTTCTTCAGACGGCGTAGGAACTCTTCGCCAGTCATATCATCATTTGCATCTTCAACGCTGCCAATGGCATCGGTTAACAGTTTCTTTAACTGTTCATCTGATGCAAAGATATCATCAACATCGCCGTAGGTAGTCTTTGCCTTGGCTAGAATCTTGTCAAACGGCGTTAACTCAACAGTGGATTGTGTACCTTTATCACCAAACCCACTTGCTGCGTTGATACCCTCGATAGTGGTTGTGTTAACAGTTCCGCCTGTTGTTGGAACGTCAGCACCTACAACTTCTGTAGTGTCGACAGTAGTCTCAGTATCTGCTTTTGTTTCAGTCTTTGGTGCAGTACCTGTTACTACGCCATTCTTGTAGATCTTGCCCTGGTAAGTACCAGAAAATGTAGCGCCATCTTTTAGTAGTTTGCCACCACTAGTTACATAACCAGCACCTGGCTCCTTTGGTGGAGTAGCAGTCTTGGTTGCAGCATCTTCACCGATACGCTTACCTGATGCATCCCAGTTTTCTTTACCGCGAGTCCAACCCTTTGTCTTGGAATCGTAAACCGCAGTAGAGGGTACGCTCATTGGGCGCTTAATAATCTTACCGCCCTCAACAGCGATGTTGAGTGACTTGCCGAGTTTGGCGATGCTATCGTCAAGTGATGGACTGCCGTTGCGACCCTTAAGGTTTGCTTCTGCTGCAGCCTTATCACGAGCAGAAGTATTAGGATCAGCAATATACTGAATCAACTTCTTGCGAGTTGCAATCATACTGTTAAGTAGCGCTTCATCTTTCTTGCGCTGTGATGCAGTTCTAGCGTCTGCCGCTTCTTTTGCACGGCCTGTCGCTGCCTTCTTTGCTGCTGCTTCTTTGTCCTTGGCAGCCTTGGCTTCAGCAGCCTTAGTTTTTGCTATTGCATCTTTGGCTGCTTGAATTTCTTGCTCTAATGATTTTGCCATATTAGTCTACACCTAACGCTTGCTTGAAAATATCATAAAAGCCGAAGACTTTTTTGGACTTTGCTTCATCTGTTCCTGCAATCTTCTGGAACAAAAACTCTTCCACATCTGGTCCACCAGATTGAGTAACAACGTTTGTCTTGCCACCAGAGTATGTAGTCTTGCTAGGCATATCCTTTTGTCGCTTAGTAACCTGTGCGTAATACTTATCAAACTCAGCCTTAGTAGGACCGCGACCTAGTAGATCTTCAAAGATCTTGTTAATGAGAGTGCGACCCTCTAGTGGGGTAGATATTCTTGTCTCTACAGTGGTAGATGGACCATCACCTGTGCCAGTGCTTTCGCCAATTGACTCAACAATAAACTCGCTACGAGGGATATCTCCACGGTAGTCCTTGAGCATTACACGAGCATTTTCCATATCGGAAATAGCCTTAATCAAAGAGGCAGTCAACTTAGTAACTGGCTTACCTCTGTAATAAGGAGTCTTTGCTAGACGTGTAGAAAGAATCTTGATTGCCTCTGGACCAGCATTGGCAATGTTAGTGATGTATTCCTTGAGACCAACCTCTGGTCCTGATTGTGACTGGGCAGCAGGTGGAGTCATTGCTGCAGTACGGGCTGCATCTGGTGAACTGTACTTCATATCCATATTATGCCCCCATCAATTTTGAGAACAGTACGTTATACGCACTCAAAGTGTTCTCGTTAGTCTTAGATAATTGTTGTAACTTGCTCAGTGTATCTGTCTCTTCTGCATCTACTAGATAAGAACTGCCAGGGATTCTGCTAATTGTCTTCTTTGTTTCCTGGAACTTGTCATAGATATCAAGCATTTGCTTAAGTGCAGATGCGGTCTTAGGCGCAGCCTTGAAAGACTTCTCATCACTGAGCATATTGCGTAGGTCATTAAGAGCAGCAACACGTTCGATGGCTCGCTTGCCACCTTGGTTGATCTCTTCCTGTACTAATGGACGACCAGCCTTAAAGGTTGTCGACCAATCAGTCCATTCCTGACGTAGGCGACTGCGTTCAAAGTCTGTTCCTACCTCAGTTAATGACTTGTCAAAAGTATTCTTGCGATCATAGTAAGTTTGTAGATCTGCTGCTGTCTGTACCTCACGTAGGTAATCTGTAACAGTCTTGTTCTTACGAAGACCCATATCAGTCATAGTCTTGTACGCATCCCAAGAGTATCCAGACTTGTGAGGAATGAGGAATGCTGCACCTTGACGGTACTCATTGAATAGATCCTGGTTGTTTTCAACGAAAGCATTTGATTCTTCCGCATAACGGAAGTATGCAACTGTTGTACGGTCTGATTCAGAGACTGTAAACGGAATCTGATCTGGATACAGTTCTACCCAGCGCTTCATTGCAGAGTCATAGTCACCTGGATATTGGTTCAATAAACCGTACCAAGCCTGCTTGAAGTTAGCCTTACCGTTATCACGTGCCCATTCAGTAATGTCTGAACGGAGTTGAATCTGCGGTGATGCTGGTGCAAAGAAGCCAAAGAACACACGAAGACCTAGAATACCTAGCGTAGTGTTCTTCAAACGCAGGCGATAGTCTTCAAGTTCCTGTGGTGTGAATGCAATAGGAGTCTTAACTCCATCAATCATCTCGTACTTCTGCTCTAGGCCGTGGCCTGCTGACTCAAGATAGGTCATAGACTTACGCATCGCTGATGCATACTGTCCGTCACGCTCATCTTGATTCATTGCAGAGTAGATACGGTTGATATGTGCTGGCAAGAATGCAGAAACCATTGACTGATCTTCAGCATAAGGTCCAAGAGTTAGGCGAGTAATCGTATCTGCTGATCCTGGGCTAAAGATTCCCACTAGATTAGAGATAGTCTTAATAGATACACCTGATAATGGACCTGCAAGTGTAGGAAGCAATGAGTCTGGGTTCAAAGATGGTGTTAACATCTTGACCTTTGCGCCAAATTCCACTGGGAACGGTACCTTAAACTCTGCTGGTACACCTAATGCCTGCATTACACCCTGGACAACACGGTAAACCTGTGTCATTCCTGGATAAACGAAGTATGGCTCGCCCTTATCGTCTTCTTGAATCCATCCAGAGTGAGTAATTCCCTCATATGTAAGGCTTGCCTTAACAATTGCCTCTGGATTGTACTTAACAACACGTGTAATACGTCGTGCAAAGTCTTCAGATGCACGATAGAAGCGTGCGAAGTTACGAATAGAGAAACCCATCTGGCTTTGGATCATTGGGTTATCCACATAAGCCAGCGTTTGTAGGCGTGCACGATCTTCTACGATCTCTGCAAGCCTGCGTTCTGCCTGCAATGTAGCCTTTTCAATAGCCTTTGTGTTCTTAGGATCAATACCACGAGTGAAAGAATCGATAAACGCTCTCTCATAACCAGTATCTTCCAACTGCTTACGGAATTGAATCATATTGTAAAGAACAATAGGCTCACGTGACATACGTGCATTGGATTCACCAAGCCACTTGTAGCCAAGTTCCATAATAGATGATGTGTAGTTTCCAGTATCAGAAACAGCAATCAACTTAGGACCGTTAATATAGTCAGGAACATCAAGGCGATCAGTTGGCAGGTCATCCAATGTCAGTTTGCCAGAGATGAAATACTTCTTACGCACTGGATCATAGGTACGGAACTGATTGAGTAGGTCGGTATTGATAGTCTCGCCATCTTGCTTGACCATTACCTGCTTGACTGCTTCGTAAAGATTCTCTGCGTGACCTTGTTCGTCTACGCCGTAGTCTTTCCAACGGAAGCGACTAGAAACCTGTGGGTTATTCTTAAGCCATTCACGTGCTGAGTCAATAGCGATCTCTGGATTATCAAGGTTTGCTAGAACTGTAGTTGCAAGTTCATCATTGGCGTAGTAGCCAATACGAAGAAGCCAACTTGTCTTTGCCGCCTCATCCTGGAACGGATCTAGGCGACCATATGCTGGGCCACCCTTAACTCGCTTGATGTTCTTAGGTACGTTTACCTCAAGTGGTGCAACACGAGTACCAACATCCTTCTGGTAGTTGATTGATCGTTCTGTGTAATCAAGTCCAGTGTTAAGATTCTTGCCACCTTCGACTACATCTTCAAGAGCATTGTCGATATTGCCGTACTTAATCTGCTTTGCAAGGATTGCAGCATCACGTTCAACCATCTTGCCTAGGCCGACAGTCTTAAAGAAGCGATTCATCTTGCCTTCAGTCAAAGCCTGAGCAAATACTTCACGAATCTCTTCGATGTCTCCACCGCGATCACGGATTTCCTGCATTTGCTTGCCGTACTTTTCAACTTCGTTCTTGTTGACGATACGAAGGATTCCACCTAGTGGATCTTCAGCGCGGCCTTCCCACTTGCTTAAGCCTTTAGCAGGTTGCTGCGCTGTACGAAAGCGTGTTGACAGGTGCTTTGCTACTGGAATACCCCAAGGGTTCTTACCGATAGCAAGGTTAACCATTAAATCTTCTGTTGCGTTACGAATAGCATAACGTGGACCAGCCAGTGTAAGGAACACCCAAGCAGATGTTGTCTTCTCCACAAACTGTGAATGTGAAAGACCCATTATCTTCTGAACAAGTGTGTTTCTTGCAGCAAGTCTGTCTACATCTACAAGACTTGGAGCAGATACCCAAGATGACAAATCTGTTGCAGCAAGTGCAATAGATTCATCAGATCCTGCTGGTACAGATGGGTTACGTCCCTTTACATCAAGAGCAAAGGATGCCTTTTGCTTACCAGTTGCAAGGCGTTCAACCTTTTGACCAGTCTGACCAAGGTTAATACCACGGAAGTCAGAGATAGTTCCCCAGATTCCAGAGTACATAGCCTTGCGTGTACCTTCATCTGCGTTATCAAAGGCTTGTGCAAACAACTTAGAGTCACGCTGTGGCATAACCAAACGTGCTAGGCGGTAGATCTGTACATCAGCATCTTTTGCTAGTACATCTAAACCTTCCATAGCAGCGTATGGGATTGGAGTAAACTTCTGCTTAAACTTGTCAATGCGCTTTGCAACCATCGCTGTTGAGAAGTATGCAGCATCTTTAGGATTAGCGTTAGCCTTAAGGTCTGCAACGATCTTTTGTTGATCGTCGATAATCGCCTTAGCGATTCCATCATCTGTTGCTGGAGCACCAAAGAATGTGTCTTCTACAAATCGAGGACCCACACGATCAAGGTCAAACTTCTCGTTGGCTGTAGTTAGAAAGTTAACACGTGCCTTACGTTGAGCGTTGAGTGTAGGCATCAATACACGACGGCGACCAATTTGACCAGATATCATTTCATCTGTCTGCTTGGTGTTCTTAAAGAAAGCCTTAGCGCTGAGTGCATCTGTAATAGGGATAGCGTTATCTGCTGTGCTAGTAAAAGACTTGATAACCGCTGGCCCAAACTCTGGAGCAAGTATCTTCATCTGGTTAACGTAACCAACTTGCTCTGCAGTGTTTCTGGTTTCTTTTGCCTTGGTAAAGCCTTGTAGCAACTTGCCATACTGATCCCAGAATGCGACGTTATTAGCCTTAGAGAAGTAATCGTCTACTCCACCATTCTTGCCAATAACAACATCTAGTGCGTATCTGTTGACATCTGCTAAACGCTTTGCCTTACCAGCAAGTAGCAATGGATCTGCAAAGATACGGTAAGCAGCATCTATCGTTCCAGATACAGCCCTGTATGCAAGGCCATTATTAACTAAGTCACCAGGAGTAAATGCGTCAATAAGATTTGCAACAAAACGACCTGGAGAATACTTAGCAGCATTGACCTCTGCTAGAGCATCGTTAAAGTTTTCTTGTTCTGCGCTGACGAGTTCGTCAGGAGCACCTGGAGTCTTACTCTGTGTCTTTTGTACAAGACGCAAATAAGGTAGTTCTTCAGGTGTTGCGGTAGCCATTAACTTGCTGATGTCTTCACCAGCAGCGACCTTCATAGCAACGTTTACTTGTGCATTGCCATACTTGGCTCTGACCTTGTTGATACGATCATTGTTAAATACTTTGTCGCCTTTATCGTTGGCGATATCCCAAGCATTGCCAGCGCCCACTAGAGGTACGCCTTGGTCTAAAGCAATAAGACCTGTACGTGCTACGCGTGTAGAAAAGTCTGAAACATTCTGTAAGCCAGCAAGTGCCTTGCCTACACCAGAAGCAACTGCTCCACCTGTGTAGTGCCAAGCAGTACCAAGCCAGCCACGGTTAGGCTTGCTTACTGGGTCCTCAGTACCATACTTGGCAATAAGATCTGCCTGTTGTGCTGGTGTGTACTTAGTGCTAAACGCTGTACTAGCCACATTAGCAGGCAGGTTAGAAAGTTGTCTGTGTGCAGTTTGTGCTTTGCCAAAAGACTCAAGAACCTTAAGTTCCTTCTCAGAAAGACCTGCTGCTGCTGCGGCTGCTTTTAGATTGTCAGCCATTAATTTCCTTTTGCTAGAGCATCCTGATAAAGGATAATAATTTCGCCTGTAGTGTCATATGGAATCATCTTTGCTAATGTGTCAGATAGTTTGACCTGTGCAAACTGTGACTGCATACCTAAGACTTCTGGACCTGCTCCAGCACCCATAGCGATACCAGTAGTGATTGGTTCACCTGGACGCTGTGATGGTGCGAACAATGGTGTTACTTCGCCTTGTGGTGCAGCAGAACGTGCTGCTGCTTGAACTTGACCTGTAGGTAATCCGCGAACATCTGGTGTTCTAGCGGTTGGTGCTCCTGCTATCTGCTCTTGCATAGCCTTACGGTCACCGTAGTTTTGTGATGGTGGTAAATCTTCACGCACAGAGAACTTACCTGGGCCTGATACACCTCTGATTGGGTTATCTGCCATCGGTTTCCTCCTCTATTGTTTCTAGATCGTTTGAAAATTGTTCCCATACTTTGTTTACTTTAGAGTTACGGTTAGCGTTATAGATTGCTATTTCCATTAACTCTTCTGTAAATGTCTGCACAGAACTTGCAAGGTTATGCACAAGCCCTGATAGTGCTACTAAAAAATCAGCGAAGTGTACTGGACGAGGAACATCGTTATTATTTTCCACGCCCAGTACCTCCGTTAATTAGAATTACTTTATCCCTTTTTTACCGCGTTGCCGCGACGACCTGCTGGCATCATTGACGGTACTACCTTGCCTGGTCCTGCTGGCTTAGAAGTATCCTTCTTGCCTTCAGTTGGCTTCGACATTGGTGCTGCTGCACGTGATCCTTTGTTCATATTTACACCCCCTCTTTATGCTGCTCCGCCAATGGCGGCTAGTAGGTTTCCTATATCTGGACGTTGAGCAGCAGCGGGTGCGCCTCCTGGTTGTTCTGGAGTTGGCTGCGAGGCAGGGGCAGGGAGTGCCCCCGCTGCTGGAACTTGAGGTGCACCCATCATCTCTGGGGCTTGTGGCATCTCTGGCGCAGGTTCTGGCGCAAATGCCTTACCAATAATAGTTTCTAGTTGGAGTCCCTTTTGGCGACCCTGGATAACTTCTGCAATACGCGTGATGATCTGCGAAGGATCCTGACCTTGCGCTGCAAGGGCTGGAATGGCTTGAGCATACTGAGCAACAGCCACCCGCAGAGAATCGCGCATTTCTTCGATATCAACACGTTGTTCCTCCTGCGTTACGTTTAACTCCATTGGTATCTCACGACGTACATAGTCACGAGATACGAGTTTGTCTGAACGCATTTGTAGTAATGCGACGATGGCACGGTTTGGATCCATACCAGACATAATGCCGTAGCGAACATCTACACCGTAGTTGCCATCAATCTGCTTTGACGGGATGTACTTCATATTGAATGGAGTACCGTCGTCTACGCCCTTGATTTCCTTCTGCATAGAACCAAAGATCTTCTCATCTACTTCAAAGCAAAGAGAAGCAAGGTCTGTAAACATACGAGCAAACTGCGCTTGTGCTGACTTGATCTGTGTATCAAAGCCTGCTTGTAGCGCTTGTACACCGCGACCTGTAACGATAGATGCATCAATGTTACCTGAGCGAACCTCTGGGTAACGAGAACCTAAACGTAGTTCACGCTCTAGTACACCTGACTCTGTGAAGACTCCAGGTGGTAGTTCCAAAGGAACACGGCGAATACCTTGTGGGTTAGCAGAACGCATAATCGCATCTGGTCCAAGTGCCAATTCTTGCACATCCTGTGGGATAGCAATAGGTGCTTGGATAGATTTCTCTGCTGCTTGGATCTGCAATACTGCAAAGCGAGCACGAGCAAGTTGAACTGATAGAACATCATCAAACTGTCCACGTGCTTCACCATCGATAGATGAGCGCATAGCAACGTATGCCATACACTTACCAATAGGGTTTGGAATGTTTGAGAGTACTAGGTTCTTACGCTCTGGGATAAAGATTAGATCCTGGTCTTTGTCGTGGTAGCGAACTAGCGACACATAAGGTGAGCCAGGAGAGTAAACATTCTTTGGCATAATCTGGTCATAGAACTCTGGGTACTGCATTGCAAGTGTCTCAGCATCAGATGCCATTACCTGCGTGAGCGAGACGGTACGACCAAATCTATCAATTTCAGGATAAGTACCAAAAGGATTAAGCAGACGTATTCTCGGATTATTGGTTTCATAGTCCATCTCCACAATGCCTGGCAACATACCGTAAGTATTAAACCAGTCAGCACCAGTGTACATTTGAATTTGTAGTTCAGATGCGCTGATGTAATGGTTGACAATACGAGTACGTGTATCTGCAGCCTTGCGTGCTGAGTCTGAAACCATATTGGTTGCAGCGCAGTTAAATGATGGTAGCGGTGCCATTGCTTCTGCAAGGTCGCGTGCTGCTACGTCAATGAAGTTAGCAACTAGAGGCTTTGGGTATTCCTCTGAAAACATTGCAGGGTAAACCTTGCTAATGTCTCCCTGACGTACAGAGAGCACATCACGCATTCTCTGGTCACGTGCAGCGTAGCGCGTTTGCAGGCGATTAACCTTGGCTACTACCTCTTTAGTTGATAACAATTTTTTCCCTACTTCTTCTTCTTGGCTTCTTTTTTGCCTTGGTCTTTGCCGACCTTGTATGCTGTCTCTACTGTTTTGCCAGCACCAATAGCGGCAACAACAGCCTTGCGTCCTGTCTTTGATGCTTTCTTAGTAGCCTTAGCGCCAGTCATAGGAGCACCTTTTGCTGGTTCAACAACCTTCTTAATAGTTGCTTGTGTTCCAGCCTTTGGAGATCCTGACTTCTTAGAACCAGGTGCTTTTAATTTAATTTCTGCGTTCTTTGCTTGTGTGCCTTTTGTTGTCTTTATATAAGGTGCTTTGCTAGCAACCTTCTTAGCAGCGAGTACGCCTCTAACTTCTGATGCAACCTTGGCCCCAATACCGCCAACTGCACCAGCAACAATAGTCTTAGCAACTTCTTTACGAACCTTGTTCAAAACCTTATCGGCTTCTTTCCAACCGTAGTTAATAATATCCCCACGGCCTGTTCCTTTAGGAGTGTTCTTAGCCATAAATCTTGCCGTACTTCTTCTCAAGGATTTTCTTCATTGCTGCATCTTGAGGAGTCATCTTTGTCTTAGCAGGTGCCTTAGTTGTTGTCTTAGGCATTGGAGTCTTCTTTGCTGGAGCCACTGGCTTAGCAGTAGGCTTCTTAGGCATAGGCTTCTTCATTTTGTCCATTGTTATCTCCTTAGATGAATGTGCGATCTTTTTCTGCGAGCAGTTCATCTATGTTGATAACTGTTCGTTTGCCTATCTCACTACGAGATAGAAAAGGATTTTTCATATGGTGCGTCTTGTGCATACCTTGGTTGAGCATCTCACGTGCACGGATCTCACAGAACCAAAGTGCCATTACCATATCGGTCTTACCTTTAGTAGTAGGCGACCAGGTAATCAGTTGCTCGATGAGCGCCTTAATGTTTTCAGTTTGGTCAGAAGGTAAGTGAATAAGGTTGTCTCTGTGGTGTTTACCGTCGTGCTGCTTGGTGCCGAACAAAGTTGACATTGATGCAACACCGAAGCCTGAGTCCCACTTGTTGGATCCAGTATGGTGTTCCCGCAGTAGCACTCCTCTAGAGGCCAGGTTCTGACGGATTCCTTCATCTTGAGTAAGGAAAGACTGGAACGCATTCTTTTCTACAATCCACTCGGTAGGCTGGTATAGCGCAGTCCAGTCAAAGATTATTTGACGGATTGCAGCAGGCGTTGGACGAGTAATCTTAATAGCATCAACGATATAGCGTTTATGACTAGTCCGATCAATAGCGTAACAAACGACGGCTGTATCACCAACCATAGCGGGATCAAGACCACAAATAATTGAAAAGCCACTAAGATCGCGTGGATGACCTGGGTGACCAGGAACAAGGCGACCCGCTTTACGCATACCATCTATAGAACCTCGCACACATACTGGATCGAAGATTGCATCATCTGATATATCCTGCTGCTGGTAGACCAGCGCCCAGGTAGATGCATCCATTGCTTGTCGTTCATTGTAAAGGTTACGACCATTCCAGCGTGGGTATAGTCCATCCTCATTCAAATCTGATTCTGTCTGCCCATCAAAGGGAGCATCACTTGCAGGCCAGAGAGTTTCCCACTTGTCAGGGTCCTCATCTGTTGTCAGTAACGCTGGCATAGCAAGATATGTCCAGGGTACTAGACCTCCAGGGTAGCGGTCCTCAGATCGCAGTTCCTTGTAGAGATCAATTGCTGTAACGCGGGTACCTACGATAATCAACTTACCAGTAGGGTTAAGACGAGAACGCACATCCTGGGTCAACCAGCGGATCTGCTTCTCAAACTCGTTGGCGTTCTTTAATGTCACCGCGTCGTCTACGATAATCATATCTGCACGCTTACCGTAGATCTGACCACCGATACCGACGGCCTCAATGTTTGGATCCTTTTCTGAGGATTCTCTGAGTTCATCACCGAAGGTAACACGGGTAGCCTGCCAAGAGGCGGTCTTAGAGTTAAACCCTACGCCAGCCGCGTATGCCTGTTGCAGTGCTTCATAATTAGGATGAGTCAGGCGTTGCTTGATGGCGTAGAGAAAGTCTGCTGCTAGTTGCTGAGTCTGAGAGACAATCAGCACACGAAAGTTAGGGTTCTGACAAACCTGCCAGGTAACGTAGTCGACGGTAACCGTCATAGACTTGGCGTGGTTTGGCGGGATATTCAAAAGGATACGGTTATTAGCCAGACCCTTTTCATACTTCATACTGGGATGGAGCCAGCCAGGTTCTCTACCTTCGATCACATCGATAAGGTTCTGCTGATGTGGGAAGGTCTTAGAGTGTAAGTACCTCTGACGAAACTCTGCAAAGTCTAGGTCGTGGACATCGGATGAGGCAAAGTTCTTATCCTTCAAACCTAGCCGTGTTCGGTCCATCTTGTCCGCGAAGACCTTATCGGTCCTACGGTAGTATTCATAAGTCTTATAGGATTTACCAGATGCAGCCGTGGCTGCCTCGATGGTTAGACCCTCTGCTACACCTGAAAGGATCAGACGTTTGGCGATGTCACTGGACTTCTCCGTCATCATATCTCCTCTGTATAGTGGGCCACCCAAGATTCGAACTTGGAACCTTCTGCTTCGTAAACAGATGCTCTATCCGTTGAGCCAGTAACCCGCGAAAAAATTTTATACTAGGGGAAGGATCTCATACTGGAGATAGAACTATCCCCACTAAAAGCAGTAACCAGTTCGGGCTTAGCGCCCGAGGGAG